GTGTAATGCGCCACCCACAGCTTGCGGTCTGTCAGGTACGCGCCGCCCATAATCGCGTTCCATGCGCCCTTGCTGGTGTAGATGCCCATGTCAGGCTGTAATGCGGCATAATCCAGCACGTTGTTCCGGTACAGTCTCGTTCCGGAACGGGTGTCCTCTACATCTATCCACCGTCCAAGTCTAAACTCTTTCCCATCTGTGATTGCATTAAATGCATTTGATTGTGCTATAATCCCAGCGCTTCCGATAATATAGTGGTACGCTCCAAGCGGAACGCCCCGTGCGGTCAATTCGCTGTAATGTCGCTCGAAGGCGGTATCCTTATAATTAGAATATGCAGCGCGCAATATAACGCCGCTGACTTGCGAAGCCAGCAAATCGTAATTTATAGCAGACGGAACTTGGTAAAAGCTTATGTCAATAATAGGCTTCATTTTCGCTTGCCTTTCATCGTGCGGTTTGTTTTAGTTTTGCATGGCATAACAGCCTCTTTTATGCAATCTCATAAGTAATCTCAATCCCTAAAGCGTCTCCATCTCCCCACGTAAATGGAACGGTGGCAGATATAGATTGTGAATTTGAACCAGGAGTCGGATCGGTGAACATATTTATAACCGTTGTGCTCAGTATCGGGCTTATCTGTGCTACGCGTTCATAATTTGCCGTTCCCGCTTTTCTAATATGCGCCACTCCATAAAAGTTTATGCCAGAGGTTTTTTTTGCAGTTTTTGGCAGGCTGAATGACCAGTTGCCCGAGCCAAAAGTGGTAGTTGAGCCCATCGTAAGTCCAATGACGAGGACGCAGGTCTTGCCAATTTGAGTATATCTGCCAGCCAGAGTTCCATTGCCAATTGACGGGTTAGTGGTAGCCGCAGTCCATGTCGGAGTGTAGGCTGTCCACACCCCCAAGTCTGATGCTTTTACATATTGAGTGTGGTCGTCATCTCCCAGTCCTGTAAGCGCGCCGTGATCGGTTATTACAACCGGGCGCTCTTTTACCCGCAGCCTTTCAACCTCACGCTCCAAGCGTTTGATGCGGTCTACCGTCTTCTCGTCGAAGTTACTCACATTTCACCTCGCAGCTTGATGTCCAATTGTTCGCCGCCGTCCTGATCTACCCTTACCCTCACGCTCCCCACATGGCAGTCCACATGGTAGCCAAACGCCTCAGCACTGAGTACATCACCAAACTGGTAATGAATGCCGAATTGCATTCCCGGCGTGTCGTGCAAAGTCCCGGTAAGAACTTGGCGCGGTCTGAACTCGTCCAGTGCCGCATCGCCATCCGCCTCAAGCGCAGCGGTGGTGGAGTCATCCCGTGAGTCTTTGAAATACTCACGCCGATTCCACTTGCTTGCAAACATCCGTTCATTGTTGGAGCGTGTAACTAAAGTCCGCGCGTCTTCTTCCCCTTGCCCGGCAACCAGCACCACATTCCGCTCGTCCGCATGGTAGGTGCCAAACGTTGCCTGACTCAAGTTGCCGTATTGCCTGCCAACTAAGCGCGGATCTCCAGAAGCACGCCCGTGATTTTGTCCTCGTTGCCCGGTGTAAGTCCTGAATTCAAATTGTCCCGGCGCAGTTCGTACCACATCGAAGCCGAGCCAAATATCGTTCTTTTCCTTTGCCACTTCGGCGATTTCTTGCAAGACAGTCAGCACATTGCGATAAGCGAATGCCTTTGTGATCGCCGACCCGCCTGCGCTCAAGTCCGGCGCGCAAGTTAGTTTTGTTCGTGAAGCTACGCCAGAAGATACGCCTAATTGTTCTTTTACAATTGCCTTCAGCATATCGTCCGGCTTGCCCGTTTTACTTGCCGCCGCACTTCCAGAATAATCCCAAACAATCGCCGTGTCCAAGAGCCAGTTGGCGTCAAAGGCTGTCAGCCGAATGTACTCCGCCCCTTCGCTGTCCGTCCAGAACTCCCAATTCTGAAGGAAGTAGGCGGTTTCGTTTTGCAGTTCCAGCACGCCGCCCTTCTCACGCCACACCTCGAAGATGTCGCCAACCGAGAATTGATCGTATTGATATAGACCGCGCGGAAGGTCGACAACCAGCGAGCCGATCTGATTCTGTGTTTTGATGTATTCAAGCGAATTGAACGCCTGAATTACGCCTTTTCTGACGCCCTCGTGCGTGTACCAAACTAACTCGTATCTCACAGTAACGCTCCGTCAAGCCCCCAAAATTGCGGCGTCCATTGAATCCACGCGCCGCTTGCGGTAGTGGTGTCGGTCATAAAAACAGAAATATTGTTCGCGCCCGGCGTGAGATAAAAGTCGCCATAATCAGAGCCAGCTATAACGTAGCGCATCAGGTTATCTCGTCCCTTCCAGCCACTTCTAAACTTCAGGTTGAGCGGGTCGAAGTTGAGCCCAATCCACTCGCCAGTCTGAAGCGTCAGGCCGTTAAACGCGATTGTCTTTCCGGTCGAGTAGTTGGTTATGGATTTGAGCGTGCCCGGCCCGTTGACCGCGATGAACGGGTACGTGTTCGCCGATGCACTTGCCACGTTCAGGTTGAGTGCTACCACACCAGTCTCGGCGTTCTCGTCCGGCGTTTCGCCTGCGGTTGAGAAGCCACCGCCGATGTATAAAGAGCCGTCTGATGCTGGTAGAAACGCATTAACCGAAGATGTTCCAGGAAGGTTAATGTCTAAAGGCTGCCACGATCCGTTAGACCAGACAGCCGCCCGGTCCGCGAGAGTCAAGCCGCCAATGGAGGTAAAATCACCACCGATATAAACCTTGCCATTATTTACGGTTATTCCATAAACATTTGCATTTGCACCAGTTCCTAACGCGCTCCAACTTGACCCGTTCCAGCGTGCAATGTAGTCTGCGTTTGCGTTTCCTCCGGCGTTGGTAAAATAGCCACCTACATAAAGATAACCAGTTGCGCCGAATGCGAGAGACCAAACCGCCGCGCCAATATCGGTGTTAGTGCCAACTGGCGAGAATGCCGTCCCATTCCATTTGCACAAATAAGGATAGGCGGCATTAGTGAATGCGCCCCCGATGTACAAATCCCCATTTGGTGCGATTGCTAATGTTTGCACATTATTATTCAACCCAGTAGATAGTGCGCTCCACGCCGTTCCATTCCATTTTGCGATTTTCGCTGTATTTGCCACGCCACCTGCTAATGTAAAATTGCCGCCGACATATACATCCCCGTTTGGTGCAATTGCAATCGCACGAATATAACTGTTTGTGCCAGTACCAAGTGCATTCACTGTCGGCGTTCCGTTTATGTCAGTAATTTTGACAATATAGTCGCCAGCGGCAGAGCCCAAATCAGTAAAAAATCCACCAACGTATAAATCCCCGTTTGCGTCAAAAGCCATAGCATTAACGCTGCTACTTATCGCGCTAACAACCGCTTCCCATTTTTCGGTTGCTGGATTCCACCTTGCGAGATAATCTGCGCCCGCAACACCGCCAGCATCTGTAAAGTTGCCCCCCGCGTATATCTTGCCATCCGGTCCTTCTGCCATGCAGTAGACATTTCCGTTCAGCCCCGTAATCAGACTCGCATACGCACTGCCAGTCCACTTGCACCAGTTCCCGTCCTTGTCGCGCTTGACGATGTGCTCCGCCGGAAAGTTGGCGTACAAATCGAGCGCCTTGCCCTCGTTGTACGCGCCCTGAAGCAAGCCGCTTGGAATGACGAAATTCAGCACGGCGCGCTGGTGGTTAGGCAGGTCGGGTGTGTCAACCATTGAAGCGGATAGTGGAACGCAAACAATGTCAATCGGCTGGGTTGCCTCATCGCCGTTTGCGGCAAATCCCTGGTAGCGGATGATGCGCTGTTCGTGCCCACGATAGTCCGCGCCCCAGTTTATGCCGAATTGTTCAGGAACGCTCATGTTACTCAACAGGTCAGGCCTTAGCATGTCAATAACCGCCTTGCGATTCGCTTCAATCGCGCCTAACGTATCGCCGATAAAGTCCACCACAATTGAAAAGTTGCGGCTCTTGCGCGTGTGCGTTTGGTACATATCGCCGCCGGAAGTCATCTTGGTCAATATCTGATTCCAGTCGCCGTGCCCTAACCCGCTCACGCTCACAATCTCGCAGTAGGTAGACAGGTCAACGAGTTCGCCGCCTAATCCGGTTTTAACAGAACGCGCCGAAGGTGAGTTGCGGATTGTGCCAGTCCAGCGACAACCGGGCGAATAACCGTCAAAAAACGTAGAAGCCTTGCTTGCTTGTTCAAACTGCGCGCCATCCACATAGAATGGGGCGGTGCTGGCAACAACATCTCTAACCACATAAACTCTATAATTCGTAGCATTAATCGGGGGTGTATAGCTTACTTCAACCCGCTGCCAATAACCAGTGGCCGTAAATTGTTTCGTTGCCTTAATGGTAGTTGTTTGGCGAATTTGAATACGCATGGCTTGTCCTACTACGCCCTTGACATAGCAGGAAAACGTATATGGCAAGCCGGCTGTCACTTTCAACCCGGAATAATAAACGCTGGATTCCACCCCAGAACTTGGGGTAACTTTCATCGAATAAACGCCCCAACGAGCACCGTCACCAGAACTTGCGATTGTTCCACCAGAAGCAACCCAGCCTGTTATAAGCTCCGGTGAAGCAAAGGTGGGGTTCTTGATCTGATTCTCGGCAGCCTTCGGCTTTACTATCCAGAACTTCTTTTGTGTCAATACAGGTGCTGTCATGCCCATGCCTCCATCAGTTCAAACGCTGTCCTCACGTCCGCCGGATTGCTGCTCGTTGGCATCGTGAGGTTGTAGACGTTTCCGCCGCTGGTACTGCTGGTTGTTATCCCGCTCAAGGCTTTCGCTATCGCCTTGCCGATCGCCTCGGGGTCTATTGCCGATTCGCCGCCGTATAGCGCGCGCGCCAGAGCCCGCTCCGCGTCCGCCCTAGACAACACGAACCCATCCACACTCGGAATAAACAGCTCGCCGCGGTAGCCGTATTCCTGCCACGTGTACGGATTGCCCCCATAAACCGCGCCGCCAACGGCACGCGGCACTGCTACGTTCGCGTGGTAGTTGACGGTGCCAAACAGTGTCGGCGGTCTATACCCCCTGACCGCGCTGTCGTCGACTTCCAGCACCACATCCATCCCCTTTGGCTTAAAGTTCCGATTTTCCAGCTCAGCAAGGTCTACCATAACATCGTCAATATTAGTATCGATTTCAAGCGTCTTGCCTTCTGGCAAATTCTCAATATTGTCTGCAAGGTCTTTTACTAACATGTTATATTGCGTTTGCGTTATTATTTTGTCATCCAATAGCTGCTTGTAAATATTGACCTGTTTAGTGGCTGCAACGGTGTTTTTGTCAACAAGCCCCATCGCTTCTGCAAGCGAGTAAGCGGCTTCTGCGCTCAATCCTTCAGACGCTATTTTGAACAATAATGATTCTGAATATCTGCGCATTGCTGCATCGGCATTGTTGGTTGCGTCTGCGACTTCTTGTTGAGCAGTAGCTGCTTCTTCGGCTGCTTTAGTTTGAGCTTCTATAGCTGCTGTAGCTAATCTGGCTGCTTCTTCACCTTCATAATTAGCAGCAGCCCATTTATCCGTTCCCTCTGCTGCTGCTTGTGTAGCTTTTTCATAATTTTCAACTAAAGTTTTTAATGCATCTATGTTTTCCAGCAAAAAAGTAACATCTTGTTGCCCGCCACGTACAGCTGCATCATAAGCTGCCTGAAGTTCAGGGGTAATCAAGCCTAACTTTTGCACCTGTTCCCAGAGGTCACGGGCTTCTTTTAAATTAGCCTGTTTATTAAATACAGCTGCCCAATATTCAGCCCACCAGCTCGTAGCATCCGCGATATCGGATTTCACGAGGTCAAAATAATTCTTTTGCGCAGCCGACATTTGCTCCCATTTGCCAGCATTGTCAAGAGTCAAGCCCCCCGTTTCTTCCAGCAAGCCTTTTGAACTTTCCAGTACGCCATTTAGCAAAGCTTGCGTTTTTTCTGCTTTTGTCAGTTCTTCAGCCGTTTTTCCAACAGCTTCAGCATAAGCCTGATATTTTCCCTCCGCATCAACCACAATGCCAAGATTATCCAAAATCATTGGTGACGCCCTACCAATACCTGTTACAATATCGTTGAACGCTTGCGTAGTTGAAATCCCCATTGCCCGCCCGCGTAGAGCAGCCACCTCCATAAGTTGAGCTAACTGTTCGCTATCCGCGCTTACCCCTAACATCATAGCGCGTGAAGCTGCTTGCATAAGGTCAAAATCGCTAACCATGCCGAGTGAAGCTTCTCGCAATGCGTCCATAATCTCAGACATATCAGCGTCAAGGGAGCGCGCCAAACTGGCAGAAGCCTCTTCCATTCGTTGGAATGCTGCACCTTCTTTAGCTGCATCCTGAACCTCTTTTATTGCTAATGCAACAGACGTGATAGCCGCTACCGCAGCTAAACTTGCTTTCCACGCAGATGATAAGCCGTCCCCAAAAGTCTTCAGTCCACCCTGAGCATCTTTTCCTGCTTTTCCTACGCCCTCAATATCTTTTTTGACTTTGGCAATTTCGCTGCTGGCTCTATTTAGCGCGCTAATTATTACTTGTACATTAGCCATACTTTTCCCTCAACTCGTTAACTTCCATCACGATATTCCACACCTGCTCATGCTCACGCTTCCACTTCGCAGATTGACCCGGAATTTGCCCCTCGTTTTTATACATCTGGAACGCCCTGTACACATTGCCAACCTGCCTCAACTTGCGCATTAAACCAGCAGGCTGCTCCATTACGCCGCCTGAATAAGGAAGTGCATGGTATTCATCGCAAGTCAAACTAAGCTCCAGCAAGCTTGGTATCGTGCCTTTGCCTTCTGCATAATCGGCAACCTGTATCAGGATAAAGGGTCGAGGTTCATTGCCTCGCTAATCAGCTTTGCAATGCAATCTGCCAGCCAAACGATGTGCGCAGGCTTAGCGTTGTCTACATCCTCAAGCGTCCACTTCGGCTCAAGCAGGAACTCCTGCTTCACAGCCGCCCTGACGCTATCCCCACGCCACACCGATAAAGGTTGAGTTTCCTTGCCCTTCATGTCGAGGTGAAAATCCTCAAGCATCTTTTGCGTAATTTCTTTCAGAACGCACTTGCCAAACTTTTCGTGTTCGAATTCCATATCAGCCTCTATAACGTAGCCAGAGCAGATTTAGTCTCGATGGACAGCCAGTTAGATGCGGTCGGGTTATAAACGCCGTCCAGCACCAGATCGTAGGTCATCAAGCCGTTTTTGTCCTGAAACAGTTCCGGCGCCTGCATGGAATGTCCGGCAAAGTCAATTGTCATGGAGCGCAAAGCTGTGGTTAACCCACTATTGGTATAGATAATCCGCACGCGCTTTTCCAGAATTTTGCTGGCATCTGTCGCAAGCATGGCAATCAGATAATCGTCGGTGGACGCGTTCAGCTCCAGTGACAGTTTCAATTGCCCGCTCCACTTGCCATCGTAGCTTTTACTCGGTGTGCATTCTCCTAAGAAATTATCATAAACGCGGTTGGCATTGACGCTCAACTCCCAGCTAAACGCGCTTGAAGCCAACGCGGTAAAAGTGGAGCTACCCCAATCTGCTAATTTGACCGAAGCCATGCAGCCGGACAAGCGCGTACCAGTAGTTAGATCCTGCAAAGTTGCCAGCGCGCCTTCTACCACTTTCCCGCCCATCAATGACGCGCCCACGCTCACGCCGGAGTTGGCCGCCCCGCTTAGTGTCAGGCTGGTAACACTGGCATCCTGCATCTGCCAGACTTCGTTGGTCTGTCCGAACTGCAGCGTGGCATAGCGTGGAGCGGGAGCCGAAGTGGTCGGCGCGCTATAAGTGCGCGTATATGGGGTGGTTGTGCCAGACAGCGTGGCTGCGCCAAAAAGCATTTCCAGCCAATAGTTCAATTCTTCAAAGTCCGTGTCACTGGTCTCAGCGGTTGCGCTGGATAGATAGCGGTCAAGTACGGTCTGATGGGTGGGAGCTAAAGTCCCGCGCAACTGGTCAAGCGCGCGCGTTTCGAGTTCCGGCCGCAGCTTGAAGCTGGACACGTTCTGCAGCTTTACTGTTGCAGTTGTGTTTGGCGTGCCGAATGCGGACTGCCATGCGGATTGTAAAACATTATGTGCATTAAGCATCTTTCACCTCTAACTTTTCTTTCTCATGAACATATAGACCGGCTTTTAGAGCCGCCTCTTGAATTTCTTTAGGCAGCTTCGCCCATTCCTCAGCGCTCATATCCCGCGCCGGAACGCCTGCGAAGTAGCCACCGCCCTTGTAGATATATCTATCTTTATCCACTCACTACCTCCTTGATATTCAACTGGCAAAGCACGCCAGCGTAAAACCGCCCGCTTCCACGCGGCCACTCATACTCGCCCGGTGTCACTGATGCAGACTCCAAAGCGGTATTAGCATAAGGGCATCTAAACGTCCTCAGCATATCCACATATTTTCCAGCATAATCAACAATCTCTGGGGCAAACTCTCTCAGTCCAATCCCCTGTTCGCTCGCTTGCCAGAGCATAAGGTCGGTAATCTGCCAGTTTACCGTCAACCCCGTTCCAATCGCGATAAAGCTCAAATCCCGCCCTTCTCCCGGAGTTCCACCCACCGGAAGCAATAACCGGCATGGCAATTGCGATGTTGTGATATTCTCTGGCAATTCATTCAGCCCATATACAGCCGGCGTTTTACCAGATGTTGTTGTAACCGACTTAGCTTTAAGTACGGTGTAAACGTTCGTAATCACACTCATACCGCCGCCCTTCGCTTGTACCGGTCAAGCAATTTCTGCACATCTGCAGGCAATCCGCTTGGCATGATCGTAACACCATCGCCCGTCACCATCGGTCTGTCAATATCAGCGCTGGTGTCCTTTTGCCGATATAGAAAAGCTGCAAGCCTTATGCAAGCGTGCGTGATATCGGCAGGAGCGGTTGCACTATATCCCCACGTGCCCGCAACGCTAATCTCGCTATCGCCATTCGTAAAGCTCCAAGCTTGGTCTTCATCCAGCTTGATAATCCACTTCGGATTGTCATTGCGCGGAAATAGCCGATATTTATCGGAAGCAATCTCAACCCCATCACCATTTATCAGCTTGGTCACAGAGAGCAGGTCGTAACCCCATAAATACAAGTTCTGCCCGTCAATGTCATCTATGGTGAAATACTTGGTTGCCGTTTCAGCTTCAAAATGCCTGCCAGTGTAAGCGTCAATTATACCTTCAGCTCGTGTGAGCAAGTCAGTAAGCAGAGGGTCGTCTTCGGTCGTGGCAACGCTTATACCTAAATAGTCTTTTAGATTAGTCAGGCTTGCGTAGCT